AACAGTAGCAGGAAACCCAACTCTCACTCTTAAGGCAGGAACCCTTGGTGAATGTCCGATTGAGAGAGGAATTGTCGCAGTAGGTCCAGGAACTGGTGATTGTGACGAAAGTTCAAACAGAGAGCGAGTCTATGTTGCATATCGTGCACTTTCAATTGAGAGCGTAACTGTATCTGCAAAGCGTGATGAGGCTACAATGTTTGAAGTTTCATTCCGTCTGCTTCCAAACGATAACGGCTCTTATGGTAAGATCGTTGATCGTACGGTAGCATAAACTACAACTTAATAATACAGAAGGCCCAAGACCCTTGAAAGTCTGGGCCTTTCTGTTTGGTATAATAGTTTTATGCCTACAGAAATATATAAAACTGCCGTTGTACAATTAATAGATGGAACAGAACTATATATAACTCCATTAAAAATAAAATTTCTTAAATTATTTTTAGATCAATTTCAAGATGTTAAAATTGCTAAAAATGATGACGAGGCAATGGATGCTTTAGCAAAATGTACTGTTATTGCTATGAGACAATACTATCCAGAAATAAAAACACAAGAACAACTAGAAGATAATATAGATATGCCAACTATCTATCAGATATTAGATTTTGCTGCAGGAATTAAAATAAATGAAAAGTCCGAGGATACAGTAAAAAAACAGGCAACCGAAAGCGGATCAAACTGGGATGAATTAGATTTGGCAGAATTAGAGTCAGAGGTATTTTTGCTCGGTATTTGGAAAGATTACGAAGAATTAGAATCATCTATGTCAATGCCCGAAATAGTTTCTACGCTTAAGATAAAAAGAGACCTAGACTATTCTCATAAAAAATTTCTTGCTGCTATGCAAGGCGTAGATTTAGACAAACAAACTAAGAAGGGTAACGCCTGGGACGAAATGAAGGCCAGGGTATTTAGCAAGGGTAAGGCAACTAATTCAAATGACATATTAGCCTTACAAGGAGTAAATGCACAGCAAGCAGGGTTTGGTATTGGTTTGGGCCTAGATTACGAGGACCTAACTGAAAAATAAAATGCCTCTATGGTATAATTTATTCATACCTTAAGGAGGAACAATGGCCGAAAAGCCTAAAGATAATAAGAAAACAATCACGTTAGTCGACAATACAGAGGTCCCAGTTAGAGCACTTAAGTTGTCTCTTCTAAGACCATTTATGATAAAGTTTGCAGAATTAGCAGCAGTTGCTGATGATAACGATAAGTCCATGGATATTCTCATGGATTGCGTTCAAATTGCAATGAAACAATACAAGCCAGAATTGGCAGATGATAGAGAACAACTAGAGGAACTACTAGATCTTCCTACAGTTTATCAAATAATTGATGCAGCGTCTGGTTTCCAGAACGCAGAAGCATCAGTTGTTTCTGGTCTAGTAAAATAAATAAATAAAGAGGTGCAAGGAAGTTGGCAGATGTAAATTCTAATATTAATATAAATTTTAACACTGCTCAAGCACTCGCACAACTAAAAGCACTACAGGCAGGACTCAGCAAGTTTCATCAATCACTTGCTGAGGGAAACCTTGCTGCAGCAAATGCACAAAAAGGTTTAAATGCTCAACTAATGCAGGCTGTTGGGGCTACTGGAAAATTTGCAGCAAGCCAAGTCAAAGTTGCATCAAGCACTATGGCATTTACAAATGCCTTAGAAAAAAATAAATTTTCCCTTCGTGAATACTACAGATACAGTATGGCTGCTGCTACAGCCAACACAAGGGTTTTAGGCAGGGCATTTGCACAAGAGCGAGAAATTATTAATCGTGCTCGTAGGGATAGAGTAAAAGCATTACAAGCACAATATATTCAGATGGCTAAAGCCCAGGGTGGATTTGTTGAAGCATTAAGAATAATGCCAAAGACCTTAATGATGGCCAATGGTAGATTTACTGAATTGGGAACCAGAATACAGTATGCAGCACAAAGACAACAATTTTTAAATCAATTACTCAAGCAGGGATCTACACAACTATTAAACTTTGGTAAGAATACACAGTGGGCTGGTCGTCAGTTGATGGTCGGTTTAACTATGCCTTTGGCACTACTTGGAGGATATGCCTCTAAGGCTTTTAGAGATCTTGAAAAAGCAACAGTTAAATTTAAACGTGTTTATGGAGATGCTTTTACAAATGATGCAGAAGTCGAACAAGCATTATCTAACATTAAAATGCTTGCGGAAGAGTTTACTCGATATGGTGTTGCAGTTAAAGATACTGTTGAAATGGCTGCTACTGCAGCAGCAGCAGGTTTTTCAGGAAGAGCATTAGAAGAACAGGTTAAAACTGCAACAAAACTTGCTGTGCTTGGGCAGGTAGAACAACAACAGGCTCTTGAAACTACAATTTCTTTACAAAACGCATTTGGTCTTTCTACAGAAGAACTAGCAAGTAAGATTAACTTTTTAAACGCAGTAGAAAACCAGACAGTTCTTTCTATTGAAGATTTAACTATAGCAATTCCAAAGGCTGCTCCAGTAGTTAAGCAACTTGGTGGTAATGTTGAAGATCTTGCATTCTTCTTAACTGCTATGAAAGAAGGCGGCATTAATGCATCAGAAGGCGCTAACGCACTTAAGTCTGGTCTTGCTTCTTTAATTAACCCAACAGAGAAAGCAAGCAAAATGCTTGGCGAAATGGGAGTTAATATAAGAGGTATTGTTGAGGCCAACAAAGGCGATATTAAGGCAACTGTTGTAGGATTTGCCAGAGCATTAGATACTCTTGATCCACTGAATCGTGCTCGTGCTATTGAGCAATTATTTGGTAAGTTCCAGTTTGCCCGTCTATCAACACTATTTCAGAACGTATCTAAAGATGGAACTCAGGCAGCCAGAGCCTTAGACCTTGCTGGATCGTCTGTAGAAGAACTGGCAGTTCTATCTGAGAGAGAAATGAAGAAGGTGGAGGATGCTGTAGGAACAAAATTCCAAGCAGCGGTAGAACAATTTAAGCAAGATATTATGCCATTAGGAAAAGCATTTCTTGAGGCAATAACCCCAATAGTTAAGTTTTTTGGAAAATTATTTGAAAAATTTAATGGATTATCAGATCAAACTAAAAAAGTTATAGCAATTATTGTAGGCGTGGTTGCTGGTTTAGGTCCAATAGTATTGATGACATTTGGTTTGTTGGCCAATGGTCTTGCAAATTTAATTAAATTATTTGCAACAATAAGAGGTGGAATTGCTAGATTAAATGGACAAACAAATGTTTTAGGGGCTGGGTTTAACTATGTTACTCAAGAGCAGTTGGAACAGCAAGCAGCAGGTCAAGCACTTCACAATACCCACACAAGATTAACGCAAGTATTTAATGTTGAAAAAACAGCAGTAATGCAACTGGCTGCAGCATATGGTGCAATGTCTACTCAAATGAGAGCAATGGCACAACAAAATCCAGCACTATTTGCTGGAGGTGCCCGTGGTGCAGCAGCAGCAGTATCTAAGTTGCCAAAAGGTCCAACAGGTTTTGAAGATGGTGTAGTAAGTGTTCCAGGTCCAAAAGGTGCAGGAGATGTTGTACCAGCATTGGTTTCTCCTGGTGAAGCAATTATTCCTGCTAAAACTGCTGAGAAGCATCGTGGATTAATTACTGCAATGTTTCAGGACAAAGTTCCTGGATTTAAGGTAGGGCTAAATCCATTTAAGGGCTCCCACCCCACCAAACAATCTGGTGCAGTGGATATTGGCATGCCAAAAAGATTTTCAGATGTTACTCAATCAAGAATGATTGCAGAAAAAATTTCTCAAGAAGCAAATTCTGGAAAATGGTCAAAAGTAAAAGCAAAAGATTTTGGACAAATAATGGAACGTTTTGAGGGAAGAAGTTTTCCAGTAAGAGGAGTTGGCGGAGTATATAAACAGGCAAATGGGCAGTTGGTTGTAGTTAAACCAACAATGAATGAGTCTACCGCAAAAGCAGAAATTAGAGCAAACGAACTTACAAGACTTCACAATGCCAATGCTCCAAAATCAAGAATTGAAAAAATAATAGATCCTACAGATCCAGAAAGAAAAAGATCTTATTTGGCTCTTGTTTCAAAATATGATCCAAAATATTCTCCGCAACAAATGACGGGTAAATTTAGTCAGTCTGACATGGTAAAACAATTAGTTGCATCAACTATTAGAGTTGACAGAGATTTACAAAGAAGCAATGTATCTGGAAGAAATATACCAGATCCAGGAAATGCCTATATTTATGATAAAGCGTCTGGCGTTAGAGTTCCGAATTTAAATCTACCCTCGATGCAAGAAATGGCAATGATTAATACCCTTGGAGTTAAGGGCGGGGCTAAAAAGTTCTTTGCCCAAGAAACATCTGCTTTAGCAGCAAAGATGACACCAACACAATATGAAAATGCCATGAAACAAGAAATTGCTAGAGTGCTGCCACTTTATAAAAAAACAATATCAGAGAGCAAAAATTTCCAAGGACTAGATCCTATAGAAAAACAAGCATATGCAAATGTAATAAAAAGATTAGAAGATGGATTAAAAGCAGACTGGAAGGCTGTTCATGCAGCACACGTAAGAGCGGGAGGTAATATTCCTAAGCATTCAACTGGACTGGGTGGAGATGCGAAACAATCTACAGTTGAAAAACATCTTGGTAAATTTTTAATCGGAGACCAAACACAAAGAGATAAACTTGCAAGAAAATTAAGAAAAGACGCAAATCTTGCATTTGCTAAAGAACTAAACAAACTAGATCCAGAAAGAAGAAGGGTTGTAGAAAAAGCATGGTTTGGCGGTTCTGCAAAACTGCCAGATGGAACTGAAAAAACATTTAACAAACCGAGACAAAGTTCTTTCTTAAGAGAAACTCAAAAGATGATTCCAGTTAAGGTCGGAGATGAAATTAGATATGTTCATCCAAAGGACTTTGATAAATTTAAAGCAGACCCAGAAGGAAGATCTCAATATGCAAGAACAAAAGAACAAATAATTAAGAATTTATTATATAGAATGGGCGCCACAGAAAGAAATGGTTCTTTTGTTGCTGGAGGCAAGTTTAGTGGAAGATTTGCTGCTTTAGACCATTTTGTAACAGATTTAAGATCTACTGGCAAAGGTGCTGGTGGAGGAAAGTCAATTCTTTCTGGTATAGTTAGGCCAGAAGCAGCCAAACAAGAAGCAAGGTATTTAGCACGACTCGGAGACCCCTTAAAAACTCGTACTGGCAAGGAAATGCTTCGTTTGGGATTTAGTCCTGCAGAAGTAAAGCAAAAACTAAAACCAGAATTATCTCATCTAGATGCAACATCTAAATTAGGAATAGGTGGAAGAGATGCCGTAAAGTTTGCTACAGGATATGCTCAATATGATTCCCAACTCTTAAATAGATTTATGAATGCAACAAAAAGACATTCTAATATTTTAGATTGGGAAGAAAAAAATAAGTCTTTAGGATTGACTGCTAAAGAAATTAAGGATTACAGAAGAGCAGCAGAGTTTATGTCTAAAAATGTGCATCCAGCCACCAAAGCAGAAAGATTATTGGTTGCAAAAGCAGCAGAGTTAGACCAAAGAGTTATTGCATATAAAAATAAAGGAAATAAAGTTAATAAAGAGTTGTTGCCATCAGACTTAAGAATACCTAGAGCAGTCTCTGCAGTTCTTAAAGACACAGGCATTAAGCCAAGCGCTGTTATGAATCTGTCTGCCACCAACCCAGGAGCAGTTCTTGCAAAAGCAGGAGAGTATTTAGTAGACAAAGAAAAAGGAACAGCAAAGAAACTTAATGTTGCGAATACCGAATCAAGACCCATGGGTGCAGTTCCATCAACAGGAAAGGTCGGGGATAATCTAAAGGTTACAGAAACTCCAACAAAGAGAGTAATGACTAGAACTCAGGTTGGTCGTTTGGCGTATTCTCTGCCTGGAAGAGATGCGGGAGATGGTACAAGAATTACATCTGCAGATCAATTAAGTAAGTCAGCACAAAGAAGGATTAATGCAGGACTTCTTGCAAAAGAAAGGTTATTGAGAAAAGAAAATAAATTAACTGAAACTCAAATTCAAAGGGCAATTCAAAAAATAAGAACTCAAAGAACTGAAGCAGAAATGGCAAAGGCAAATCTTCGCCTACAGGCTCAGGCTCTTAAGCAGGCTCCTCAAACAGCAAAAGAAAAGGCAAGACTAGAAAAGCAAGAAAGAAAACAGATTAGACAAGAGAAGGTGTCACGATTCTCTGGCGGTGCATCGATGGCTTTAGGAACTGCTGGTATGGGTATGATGATGTCTGGAAACATGGGTGCTGGTATGGGGCTTATGGGAGCATCAGCAGTTGCTGGTCTGGCTCCTATGTTTGCTGGTATGGGTCCTGTTGGATGGATAACTACTGCTACCATTGCAATTGGCGGAAGTTTGTTTGCATTAAATAAGCACTTTGAAAATGCTGCAAAAAAACAGGCTGTGTTTGTTGATTCAATTTCTGCCACAACCTCAAAGATGGATAAGATTGGTCAAATAACTGATAAGGTTGGCGCTTCACGTGCTATGGAAGAAGTTCGCTCTAAAGGATCTTTTAATGACTACAATGATGTAAATCGTGCAGGACAAGCATTTGGCGATACATTCTTAGAGTCTGAAGTTGGTAAAGCGATGGCTAAAGGCTTTGTTGACAACATGGCTTTATTTGGATCAAAGCAAGCAGCACAAGATTTTGGACTACAACTAGCAACATATGTTTCAGACGGAGTTTTAACATCTGAACAAGCATCAAGTATTGCAGAACAGATAGGTATTCAATTAGGAAGTAGAACTTATACTACAAATATTCAGGCAGAACTTCGTGGTTTAATAGGTCCAAATGGACAAGATATATTAAATCAACCACTTCAAACCAGAATGAATATTGTTGCACAAGCCGAAAAAAGATCTCAGGTATTAACTAATAGACTAAGAACAACTCAATATTCTGGAGCCTCTGAGGCTGCACAGATGGCAGCAGTTGGAATAAATAATATTCAAATTGCAAAAGCACAGGCTGACGCAACTGAGTGGCAGTATAGAAAACAAATTCAAATATTGCAAAAACAATTATTACAAACTACAAACCTAGAAAAGCAACTGGAAATTAAAAGCAAGATTGCTGAACTAGAAAAGAAGATGGTCGATGATACTGATAAGATGAATAAATTATTAGGCGAACAAATGTCTAAAGAATTAAATAGATTTAGCAAAGATATTCAAAATCCAACCGATATAGTTACAAAGATTTTCGGCTTTGGAATTCTAGATAAAATGGATGGCGCTGCCAGAAAAGAAGATGCATACTTTGATTCAATGAAGTCAATGGTTAAAGATAGATTTAAAGGCACAGAGTTTGAAACAATGGCAACTAATGCATTATCTAGAAATGCTAAGATTAGTGACACTGGACAATATAAAGAGCAAGGCTTTAAGACAAAAGCCGAAGCACAAAGACTAGAAGTTCAGTTAGGATTTATGATGGCTAATGGGATGTTGAATCCTCAACAAAATAATGCCTTGCTTGACTTGTTTGCTGGAAATCTAGATGACTTATCTTCAAGTCTAACACTTGGTGTTGAAAGACATGGAGAAGCAAAAACTGTAGAAATGATGGACTTCTTTACTCAGTTTGAAGATAAAGAAATGGCATCAACTATGGTAACAAATATCATAAATAAAGATCCAAAGCAGTTTGACAAAATTGGAAAAGCCTTAGCACAACTATCTGTTCTTGATGGACATGAAGTTAACATGGAAGCATTTTTAAGTATGAAAGATGCAAATGGCAAGCCAATAGGAATGAAGTTACTAGAAAAATTATCTAATGACTTAGCAAAAATAGAGGATATGCCAGATGTAACAACTAAAGAAGCAATCTTTAAATACTTTGAAGAAGGCGATGGTAAAGGAATGTCTGGTATGTCAAAGTCTGGAATAGAAACTCTTATGTCGCAATGGAAAAATTGGGACAAACTTCCAGACGTAGCAAAGAAAGAAGCAATTTCAAAATATAAAACAATTTATGAAACTGTTTTTGCTGATGAACAGGCACGTATAGATTATGCAAAAAGGTTAGCGGATGAAAGGGCGAAGGCAGCATCTGGAAACGGCGTGGTTAAAGAAATTTATGATATTGTTTATAGAAATACTTATGAGACATTAATGAAGGGTGATGCAAATCAACAGGCAACTAATATTGCAGCAGCAGGATCATTTGGATATGTTGGTGAAAAGGGAGAATTACTTATTAACGATCCAACAGGGGATCCACTTGGTGGCGACACAGGTACGAAGAAAAATCCATATGAAGAAATACTTAAGAGACTAAAGGCTGTAAGAAATGCGGCAATTAATGCTGCTGGAGGAATTAAGGAATTAAATAGAGCACTAGCAGATTCTGGTTCTAAGTCAGTTAAAAATAGATTTATTGGTATAGAGCAACAACTTGGTGCTAAGGGCTATAGTAGACAATTCTCAGACTGGATAATGAGTATGGATGCTAAAGAGCAATCAAACTGGATGAGAACTGCATCAAAGAAAGTAACTAAAGGGAAAAATAAAGGAAGAGTTATAAATCCGTTTACTGGAAAGTTAATGGGCAAAAATGCAAAAATTGGTGATGTAGTTCTTTCTCAAGGCGAAAAAACAGGTAATAAAAAGTTTGACGCAGTGGCAATGGCAAAAGCATTTGACGCTGCAATTGTAGGAGAGTTTAATTCTGCTGCAGGTAAATCATTAACAATATTAAATGAACAGGAAGCAGTAAGAAAAAAATTATCTGCGTTAGGTTATGATGCTACCTCAATTGAGAGAATTCTTCAAGACGAATATACAACATCGGCAATTGCTAATGGAAAAATTACACAAGAAGAACTTGCAACTAATGCTGCTTTAAATAATCAAGTTATTCTTAGAGAAAGAATTAATGGTCTTATTACTAAAGGTCTTCAGGCTCAAGAGCAGGCTGCAAATGTTAAACAGATTCCACAGGTTTTAGAATTCTTTAGAAATATGTCTAAGGAAGGAATAGGTTTGTCTAAAGGTGCAATGCTTGACATGATCGGTGATCCTGATCAACTTGCTGCAGCGATTTCTGCTATGAAAGATTATGAGTCAAATGCAGAAGGGGCAAGGGATAGACTAAAAGAAATAGTAGATGGCTTAAATGCAATCAAAGCAAACTCTAACATTAAATTAATAATGGATTTTGTTTCTAAAAATCCTGCGAAAAAGGCACAGGCTGGATTTGAAGCAGCAAAACGTGTAATGGAAGTTAGAAGAAATATATATTCTAATATGACAATAGGAGAACTTCCAGGGATAAGCACTGCAAGCAGAACAGGAAAAGATGGCAAAACTATTGCTGGTAAAAATATTGGACAGCAAGCAGTCTCAAATGTAGCAGCAAGATACAAGGCTGCGGGTGTTGCAGTTCCACAAATTGCACCAGGAGAAACATTAAAAGGAATACAAAAGAAGAGAATAGATTTGGCAAAGACTATGCAGATTGGACAGCAAGCATTGTCTGCTATGCAAGCAAGATATAGTGCAAAGCAAGATGAATTAAATAGTGCACAAGATAACTTAGAAAAGGCTCTTGACGCTGCAAATGATAAATATGACAAACTAGTTGAGACACAAGAAAATATAATTAAAGATCTTGAAGATAAGATTAAATTAGATTATGAAGATAAGATTACTGCTTTAAATAAAGAGTCTGATAAATTAAGCAATGATCTTGCAATCATGGATCATGCTGCAAACAAGATAAATGAAAAATATGATAAGCAAGTTGAGGCATTAGAAAAGGTATCTCAAATTAATCAAGATATTGCAGAAAGTCAGCAGCAGCAACTTGGTTTAGCAGATGCATTGTCTCAAGGTGACATAGCAGCAGCAGCACGTGCAGCACAAGAAATAAGAGCATCAGAGCAAGAAAGAGCAATGACTGCTCAAATGTCTACAATTGAACAAGCCAGAAAGAACGAACTCGGCGCCTTGCGTGGTGCTGAAACTGGAATGACCAGAGAGCAAATATCTGAAAGACAGTTCCAGATACAGCAAGCAATATATAAACTAGAAAATGATCCGAAAAGATTAGAATTAGAAAAGGCAATAGAGGCTGCTAAGAAAGAAATTACTAGATTAGATAAAGAGCGTACATTAGAAATTGAAAAAATTAATAAAAATCATGATGAATTAATCACTAAACTAAATAATGAACTAACAACTATTAATAATGAGTTAACTGCACAAAAGAATATTCTTTCAACATTAGAAAAACAAGATACAGAGTTAGCATCTCAAGAGACTTATTTACAATCTATTGTTGATGAAGCAGTTGATCTAGACGACAGCACTGGAATGACTTTAGAGAAGTGGGAAGAGACAGTAGATAAGTTAATTGATATTGAGCAATTAGCAGAAGATTATGCAATTTCTTTAGCAGCAGCAGAGGCTTCCGCAGCAGCGACTGATTTATCATGGCAAAATATTTTAAATACAATTAATTCAATACCTGAAAGTGTTACTACAAATCATATTATAAATGAAATTAGAAACATTACTGAAAATATTACAAGATATATAACAACAATTGACCTTGGTGGCAGTGGTGGCAGTGGTGGCAGTGGTGGCAGTGGAAACGGAAATAATAATACCTGCCCTACAGGTTTTGTTAAAAATGCAAGTGGCCAATGTGTTCCTATCAATCAAAGCGGTGAAGGCAACGGAAACGGAAACGGCAACGGAAACGGAAATAGTGGTAACACAGGTTTAGGCGGAGATGGACTAGCAACAGCAGCAGCAATTGCAGCAGCAGCCAAAGCAAAGGCAGACGCAGAAGCAGCAGCAGCAGCATCAGCAGATCGATGGCAGGGTCTTTTTGGAAACTCTGGTTATGAAAATAAGGGAGGGCTAATATCAAGGTACTTATCCTCTGGAGGTATGGCGCTTGGTACAGATATAGTTCCCGCAATGTTAACTCCTGGAGAATTTGTCATGAGCAAGTATGCAGTTCAAAACCATGGAGTAGATAAACTTAAAGCAATTAATAATGGCGACTCGGTTGGTGACTCAGTGTATAATTATAGTATTAACGTTAGTGTTAAGTCTGATGCAAACCCTGACGAAATTGCACGGGCAGTAATGAGTCACATTAAGCAGGTAGATTCAAAGAGACTTAGGGGAGCAAGAATATAATGTCAACAGCACAGTATATGACGGGTAGAAAAAAGTATCAAAGACCACAAGCGATGCTATGGTCAGAAAATTCTGGAACTTTAACCTCTGGCGTATATATACCAAATGGATTAGAAATAGGACAAAATCCAGGATCAGAAACAAATGAGTCAGTTTATAATCAATTTTTAATTTTATCTGATGATAATAGAGATTCAATTGATTTTACAACAACAAGAATAGAGACTCGTGAAAGAATGATTAATGGAAGAATGAGGTCCCATCATGTAGCAGATAAGTTAACCCTTTCTACTTCTTGGAATATGTTGCCATCTAGATCGTATTTTACAGTTCCTGATTTTAATGCTACTACTGGTATTTCTCCACACTCTGGCTCAAATAATTTAGAATATACAACTGATGGTGGAGCAGGCGGAGTAGAAATTTTAGATTGGTATGAAAATCATCAAGGACCATTTTGGGTATATCTAGCGTATGACAAATATTCTAATTTTGGAAAAGGTTCTGATGCATATGCCCATCTTCCACAATATAATCAATTAATACAAATGTTTTTTTCTGACTTTAACTATAGTGTTGTTCAGCGTGGAGGAAGTAATTTTGACTTCTGGAATATTTCTGTGACTCTGGAAGAAGTATAATGTTTCAAAACGAAGACCTTAAGGCACACCTAGAAACCTCGCCCACCATAAAAACCCAATCTGCCATCATTGCAGAATGGAATATGAATATTGCCAATAATATCTTTAGAATAGGTAATTATAGATACAGACCAACATCGGACATATCTGATAAATATAAAACAGTTCCAGGAACTTTTGATGTAAATGATATAGGAAACTTTTATACAGGAGCAACAGAAGCAGACATAAAAATTGACGGTGGCCTAGACCCAGATGGAAATTCTGAACCTTGGTTTTTGTTAGCACAAAATAAAAAAAATGAAATGTTGTATTCTTTAGAGGATTGTTTTAAAAGATTTAGACCAAGATCTGGTATAAATAAGGCTGTATATTTACCAGGACGAAAATTTCATCACTCTAATATGAATATGTCAAATAGACCAAGATACTATATGGCAGACAAAAATGATAACTTTAAATACTGGACTTCTTTTAGAACAGATTCTGGGAATTTACGAGGTATAGCAAATAAATTAGTTAATGGACAGAACTATATAGAGGATACGGCACCATTTGTAGTATATAATAATCCAGTACCAGCCAATAGAGTAGTTATTAAAATGCAAACAAATGTTGGCTCTGTAGACCTTGGCCCATTTTCTAATTCAGCAGGATCATTCTCAGACCCACTATACGGAGACTTAAATAAAACTACTCCAGTAAAATGGAAAATTCAGTCATTGAAAAACAGTAACTGGGTAGACATTATATCTTTTAATTCTAGCACTACAAGAAGAAACGGCACTCCAATAATTAAAAATGACGGATATGTGGAATTATCGTATGGGCTTATTGTCCCAGATAAATACATAGACTCTTTTGTAAGGGCAGAAGAGTATACAAATGAATCATTCCTTCCAGAAAAATCTGTTAATGGTTATGCATATTTAATTAAAGAAAACGAATCTGATATTGGTAAATATCATATATGGTTTGAAAATGCATGGGAAATTTTTACCCCAGAGTATGGTTGGTCATTAGAGGAAGAAACAGTGGATCGTTTGACTAATTTTGTTACAGATTTTGTGGATCCTCCAAAATTTACATCTACATCAGAAAATAAAAATATGTATCGTGAATTTGAATATATTAAAGGTTTGAGAATTGTTGTTGATACAATGAATAAAATAAACTCTACTTTTGATTTGATAGAACTTTCTCCAAGACTCTGTGCTGATATATCCGAAAAGGTTATAAATTTTAGCGTATCTAAGACAGCATCTGATTTGGGAACTAGCGGGCTTCCTGTGGGACAACTTTTAGCATCCAATGGAAATTTAGATATATTTGATTATGACAGTTCTTTTAATGAAAATAACCAATTAAGTATTATTAAAGACTACACATCAAATAATATACAAATTAGATTTTATGATATTATTGTCAATGTAGATGGTTATGATTATTTTGTTCCAATAAAGACTATGTACTCTGAAGGATTTCCGTCCTATTCGCATGAAGATAGAAAGGTAAGCATTACTTTAAGAGATATGTATTTTTATCTTGAATCAATAAAGGCACCAGAAATGTTAGTTCCAAATGTATCTCTTAGTTATGCGGTGTCCTTATTGTTAGACTCAATAGGATTTTCTAATTATGTATTTAAAAGAATACCTGGAGAAAAAGAACTAATCATTCCATTCTTTTATATGCCACCAGACAAGACTGTTGCAGAAATTTTAAATGATCTTGCTGTATCAACTCAGACAGCAATGTTCTTTGATGAATATAATAATTTTGTAATGATGAGTAAAAACTATATGGTTCCTTCTAATGAAGAAAGAAGCATAGACACTACGATTATTGGATCAAATGATTTTACAGATAACGGTGTTATTGAAAATGCTAACTCTCAAAATAAACTGGCAAATATTATTGATATAGCGTCTGAAGATAGAACAATATATAACGATGGAGTTATTAATTATGACACAAGATACATTCAAAGATCTTATGGCAGCATTAAGCAAGCATCAATGATAGATAACGAAGTTGCTGCTAAAAACTGGATATATAAACCAGTTCTGTTATGGGAAGTTGTTGGAGATAAAAATGTAAGATCAATTAACAATGAAACTGGAGATCAGTCTTCTTACAACCTTGCTGCAATTCCATTAAGTTCTAATTTGTCGGCTAATTTGCCAGAGGTGATTGGAAACAGACTTGCAAATAATGTAATAGATTTAGGAGAGGCCGTTTATTGGCTTGGAAGATATAATGGATATTTTTATGCTAACGGAGAAATTATAAAGTTTGATGCTGTTCAGTACAGTGTTCCTGGCACACAAAAAAACATTATAAGACAAGAAAATAATGGAACAGTCTCTTATGCCACAGAAACAGTTGGGGCAGTTGGAAATGTCTGGATTAGCACAAATCAAGAGTATCAAGAGTATATGTCTAAATTATCTTTTAATGGAAAGATGTATCCTACTGGACTTGTAAGAATATATGCTGAACCAAAATATGAAGAAATTAATGGAATTACTGTTATGAAAAATGGACCAGTTGCAAGGCATGGTCGTGGACAGTTTGGAACAAACATTGTAAAACATGATGCTGGTTTAAATTCTCACTGGAGCAATAATGCATACGTTCGTGGCATTAATATGGAAAGCAAACATTTGTTTGGATTAAACGAGCAGGATGTTTTGAACAACAAAGATGTTGTTTTATTGTCTTTGGGAACGTCTAATCCAGCAGGGCCAAATAACAATAGAGCAAAAGAAACAACCAGATCTAGTATAATTAAAAACTTTTTGTCGCACTCATATACTAATGAATCTCAAAACAACACAAACAAGTCTACTCAAGCAGGATCTATGCAGGCTTCCGCATTGGTTATGAGTGGACCTTCTTTTAACAATATAGAAAATTCACTGGGGTTTGTTTCCTATCAATATAAACCATTAGACAATAAGTATAAACATTTTGGTACAAGAATGAGGGTAATAGGCAAACTTGAAATAAGCGAAACTAAAGAGCAAACTCCAGTTGGTGCAACTCCAGTATATGTTTTACCTGGAAGTCAGCCAAATCAACAGTTAAATATTTCTGGAGGTTCTGGCGGTATTGCTGTTATGATTAATCCTAATACAAATGTTGGATATTATTTTGAGGTTATTGCATTGACAGAAAAGAATGTAAGCGAGTATTCTTCAGAAGTAGACAATCTTCATAATTTAATATTTTATAAAATTTATTCAGATTCAAATGGAAAAGCAATTCCTATAAAACTTTGGGGAGGACTAAGTAATATTATAGTTGACGACGGTAAGTTTACTGGTCAATCCAGAATGCTTGGTGAGCAAAACCCAACCGTATATGATCTTGCAGTAGAGTATCAAGATATAGGGTCTTTTAGAAGATTTTATTTATATATGAATAATAATTTAGTTAAGGTAATTGACGACTCTTCTCCTTTGCCAATTTATAATAACGTAGCCCTATTTGTTCGTGGGGGTTCAAAGTGTATGTTTGAAAATATATATGCACTTGCAAATAACTATAGTCAAAATACGGCTTCAAGTTTAGATACTCCAATCGCTGCTGCATTTGGAGATGAGAATATAACAACAAATGAATCTTTCAGAAAATATGCAATGTCTGGTATGGTTCAGGCAACTTATCTATCAGGAATTAATATGAGTCAGCCACCATCTTTTAATATTTATTTTGATGAGTTTGGTACAATTATGAGAGAGGCTGCGTATTTAAAAATAAAATACGACAAAGCATATCCTGCACTGTACGCACAACTATCTCCAACTTTTAATAAAATAAAAGGATATACAGTTTCTGGATTTAAAGGGGGGTCTTATGGAGCAGAGTTTATGGTTTTTAATGCTACTGATACATCCCTCAATCTTGATGAAACAAGTGGAAACTATTTAAGAATTCAGGGAATTACGTTTACACAAGAATCAAATAATCAATTAACCGTTGATTCTTATTTTGCAAAAAATGCAAATTTTTCCGATCCATCAATAGGAAAAGACGGATTAATTATTTCTCCAATTAGATCTGCAATTGATTATGATAAAATAAAAACAAGCAGATTAACATACGGCAAAAAAGAATTTTCGTTAGATACGTTATATGTTCAGTCGAATGATGACGCCAATGATTTAATGGGTTGGATGATAAATAAAATGTTAAGACCTAGAAAAAATATAGGTGTTAAAATTTTCTCTAATCCAACTATTCAATTAGGAGATTTAGTAAACATAAAATATAAAGACAGTACTGGAACTGATATAATAGCATCAGAAGAAAAAAGGTTTGTAGTATATCATATGGACTATGTAAAAAATTATGACGGGTCAGAAATGACTGTGTATATGAGTGAGGTGTAATTTTGGCATTAGTAAATAGCACTCCAGATCTTCCATCTTCAAGTCTAAATCCTAACCTACCAAATCAAGGAGTTCAGGCAGCAACTCCTGACATTATTCTTTTTGATGACGAAACCACACCTATAGAAATAATGACAGATCTTATATTTGAAAATATAGGTGGTCAAGAACTTATAAATATTTTACGATCTGATATTATAAATGGACAAAATGTTTCTTATCAACCAATAAAAAATTTAACTAACCTATATTTTCAGTATAATCCACAAAATATTTTAGCGTTACAAGATACTGACTCAAACTATTTTAAAAAATTTCCTATCAATTTTTCAAGCAAAGTACCATCTTACGGCACTGGTCCAAATGGATCCATAGTTTACATAGACCCAGGAACTGGAAACCTCGTCATAAATGTGGTTAATTTGGGGCGGGATGAGCAGGTAGAGGTTTCAATAGTTTCTGATGGAGAAGTATTAGATGATACAATATATGAGGTGAATCCATGATTACAAACATAGGAAAAGGCATATTAGCAAAATATTTAATTGGTCAGGCTCCAGCCTATGCCTCTTATCTTGCGATAGGCTGTGGAGCAAAGCCATTGGCAACAAATCAAAACTTTGGAGACTATTCTGCAAAACAGGTTTTAGACTTTGAAATGTTTAGAGTCCCAATTACGTCAAGGGGATATGTTAATGAGGATGGTTTAGACAAAATAGTTCTCACAGCAGAACTTCCAACAGATGAAAGGTATGAGATTTCTGAGGTTGGAGTTTATTCTGCTGGAGCAAACCCATCTGCAGGAGCATATGATAGTAGAACACTATTTGCATTTACAGTAAATGAAAATTGGGAATATCATGATCAAACGTCTGCGACAGAGTTGCCAATAGTTTATGAACCACTAGATGGAACAAATAATGATAATATTATTAATCAGCCACATGAGGCGTTTCAAACAAACTCTGACAATAGATTATTTACCAATACCGATAGAATTTCAAGATATGAAAGAGCACGTTTTTATAATAATATAGTTCTGTTAAGGGGAGACTCTGCGAACTTAACAGTATCTGGAGACAACTTAAATATAGGAACAGGCTCAAACCACATTCACCTTCTTGGTGTAGGTCTAGATTTTAACTCTAATGCACCAACTGATCAAATTAAACTAGCATTTAGTATTATAAACAAAGATCCAGACCCATCTATTGTTCCTGATGAAATAAGGATATTATTAGAATTTGCAGAAAGCGACACGCCTGGAAGTGGAGAGTCTGCCAGATTTGAAGTAATAATGGAAGCAGGAGATTATAATTTTTCAACAAACAGATATCATGTAGTAACCAAACAATTACAAGAGTTATACAAGACTACTGGTTTCACGTGGAACGATGTCTCTATTATAAAAATATATTCTACAGTAATTAACAATGGGGCCCCCTCTGAAGATTTTTATATTGGCTTAGATGCAATCAGATTTGAAAATGTATCTACAACAAACCCAGTTTATGGAATGACTGGTTATACAGTTTTAAAAAATGTAAACTCAGAAACTATTGTTAAAGCAGCAAATACAAGTAATTACATAGAGTTTAGATTTGCATTGGATGTGCAATAATGCCTACTCCAGATGCTGGAATTAAAAAAGTTATAATACCAAAATCTAAATTACCTGGATTTTTTGGTGCAAATAAAAAATATGTTTTGAGATA